CCCATTGTAAAACTGTTAAAGGTAACCCCGTTGCAAGGTACTATTGCAACATTGTTAGGGTTGCCGCCAGCATGGGTAGCAAGCCACTGGTTAACAGCGGCATAATTAAACGCCCCTGTTTTGGTAAGTAGTGGGCCTTTAAGTGTGGCACCTGTAACAACTGTGTTGCTTGGTGCGGTAGTGCCTAAACTTTTTAGCCACTTTGTATTTGCATTAGCCATTTTATAACCCTTTATAAATGGTGCCTATTTTTTAGGCAGTTAACAACCAGCGGTTGCTGGCATACCCATTATATAACACCCCATTAAATGCAATACAACCCCATACATGCATTTTTTTAAATTTATTTTTGGGCCTTGCCCATGACATGATATGACACATGCACACATTACGATCAATATTGATCAATGTACACACGCTCTTCTCTCGTCGTACCATTACATGCGCTCTTCTCTCGTCGTACCATTTAGTAATGGTAATGGTAGTAGATCATCAAAATAACAGCACATACAACGATGTATACCATAGACTTATACCTTGGTTAGTTAACAATGGCTATTGTATACCCTACCACAATGGTCAGTTGTTGTCTTATGTTGTACTTTTTGCTCTCCTCAATTATTAGTCGTCCCCGATCAATGTTGATCAATGTTGATCAACGTTGATCAATAACGATCGGCTTTGATCAAAGTGTGTGTTCGACCTGAGTCAATCATCCTCTATCATCAATCTCTCTCGTCGTACTCAATCCTCTTCTCTCGTCGTACTTAATCATCATCAATCATTCTCTCGTCGTAATCTTAATCTTTGTCAGGATCGTCCGAGGATGATAGAATGTGATTGATAACCCCATGCCAATCAAAAGGGGACTCGCAACTCCAGTCCGGTATCAATGGTTCACTGACCTTGGATTCTCCCATCTTAATCGCACGACCACCCCCAAATATATTTAGGGTAGAGGAAGAAGGATGATGAACCAAGTTGTAGACTTTGCCTTTATTCATGAAATATCTGGTTTGCCACGCAATTTGGTGGGGGCGTAGCGCGATATTTTTTAATGACTTTAACCTGTGGACTTTCAATTCTAACCAAAATGCCTGACCATTCAGTATGCCATGTAGGTCAGGGATTCCTGGAGTCGCCCAAGACTCTAAACGTGTCCAAAACACGCCTAGGTCCTGAGTTCCCTCTCTTAGTTTATACCAAAGTTTACTTTCAGGTTTACTTGTCAAGCCCACCTCAACCCAAGCTCGGGCATGTATTGGTTGAAACTATCGCGGTCATACTCACTTATGCCACAAACCCTATGGTATGTTTCGTCAATAGTAATAACATACAGGTAATCAATGTCACCATGTATGCCGTTGGTTATCTCATACTTGCCTGTCAACTGCATAGGCTCGTAATGTGTTTGCTTGTGCCTCGGGTTCAGTATTTTACGCACCCCGTCCCATGCTTCATGCTTAACTAACAAGTCGGCATAGAACTCTAATAAACGGCTTGGCTCAGCAAACAACTTTTTTATGCCCTCATTAGTGTGTGGGGCTAACTGTTCATCGCCCTGTTTTACAAACTCTTTGTAATTGTCTGCATACCAACGTATAGCCTCAGCATATTTTTTTAGCTCAGGTCTCACACTACTGGGGTAACCATCGTAATGTCTGTAAATATACTTAACTTGGTCACTGCCCCAATACTCTAAAACTATGTTACATCTTGTACCCATTTGTCTAACCCTTTCTCGGTTATTTATTAACTATAATTAGTATAGCAACAGCGTTTACACTGAGTAACCCTTTTTATATCTTATTTTGTCTTGTCATCCGCTTGATTTTCTATAAGCACATTGCCGTCAGCAACAGCGGCAAGTGCAGGAAATTCCTTTTGGAGCTTCTGTATTTCTTTCATCACTTGCTCTCTGTCCATCTGGTCTATTTTTCCATGCAGGATTTCTTTACGATCAATGTAGAGACCTGCGGCTTGCCCTCGTGATTTTTCAGCGGCAACAGCTGCGGCGAAGTTACCACCTGTCATTGCTTGGTCTCTTATTTCAGCTAACTTTTTCACATGGCTTTCAAAACTGACTTCGTACTTTTTGGCTAACTCAGCTTTTAGTTCACCTATTCTCGCTACTACGTTGGGGTAGCGTTGACCATTTAATAGTTGTGATGCAATGGCGTGTGCAGATTTTACTGAGTACCCTGCCCTGACTGCGGCCTCTGTTTGGCTGATGTCCTCACATACATACAGTCTTGCAAACTCTTCTTGCTTGGGTGTTATGTTCTTTTCTGTTCGTGGGTTGGCTACAATTTCAAGCGTTGGCTTGTGAGTAGCTTTTGCTAAAACCATGTTGATGTCCTCTTTGTTTTGCTACTTTGCTATAATAGGAAGAATTACGAAAAGTTACTAGTCTTAAAAAATTCCAAATTAATCGCGCGTACCGAGAAAGTTACTGATTAATTGAACCATTGACCATGTACAATATCTCAATACCCCTGCTAACTCATTGTTTATATTTGTATAGTCATATATCGTATATTTTCAAATGTTAAAAAACCATTTCATCGTAAATCGTATTTACCCCTATTATACAAAGTTGCATTTATTGAGGGTTTTTGTTGACTATTTTAAAGCCCTTGTGATGGTCTCAAAGTATTTATGTAGGGGTACATACCCCTTGGTAGTTTGAGTGTTACTGGTGCGTCGTTAAGTTGAGATGTGTGGGTAAAAAAGTGAGGGGCAACAGGCCCCCCACCTTCAAGGGTTATAGGTTCAGTATTGGTTTTACTGCGTCAACGGCTACCGCGCATTGGTAAGTGGTCGTTATAACGTGCATTTGGCTGATGTAGTCACGGCTTGCTATGTTTTTTGCGTCAAGCACTAGTGTAACTGGGGTGTCAACACGTTGGTAAACCATCACGGTAACAATGCCCCCAAAAGCGTGGCTCGTTATTACTAGCCTTGTGTCATTGTCAATGTGGTGTATGTATGCGTCCATACCCTCGTGTGCGGGTACTGGGTCACTGTTTGGCCCACCAAGCAGGTTGTCGTGGTGGTTGTCAGTGTATGGTGCTAACCCTACGTCAGCAATAAACTTGTCAAAAAACTGGTCACGTGGTTGTTGTGTCATTTGTAAACCCTTTCTCGGTTTAATTGGTACTATATAAATGGTAGCCCAAGCCGTAGTCAAGGGCTACCATTATTACCTCTTTTGTTTTCAGGTTATTGCCATACAACGGCGAGGTTCATAAAGGTCCATGGTCCTCGGCCATCTGTTGCCCTTACCGTCACTACATAGGTATTGGTCGGTGTGCCTCGGTTGGCGTTACTTGCAATCACAACTCGTCTTTGTGGTTGGCTTAGTCCGTACCAGTTGGGCGTTTCCCATCGCACTATTTCGCTACCTTGCGTGTCAAGGTAAAACCCAGTGCTATGTATCGGGGCAGGGGCATCGTTCTCCCAAAATATGTCACCTTTGGTTTTTTCAGCCAAGGTAACAAGATCTCTAAACAACCCTGCATAGATGTAATTTTCGTAGGTGGTATCACCTCCTGCAAGGGGGCTGTTTGCAAACATCTCCCACTCTTCGGGGTCCATGCTATTGTTTTCCGTTAACAATGTATCAGCTTCTTCCTGCTTCAGTGCGTAGGGGCAGTATTTAGGCTGAACAAATTTGGGGTACTGTGTCATGTGTAAACCCTTTCTCAACTTTGTATTCTTGGTTTAGCTTTTGGGGGGTCATTTACCCAATCTGGCTTGTTAGCTTTATAAATTAGTAAGATGTGAGAAAATAGTTCAGTTACAGTAACTTTAAATCCGTGTGTTTCCTGTATTTCTTTCATCAATTTGTCACAATACTCTTTGTCCTCTTTTTTTACAGTGAGGTTCATGTTATTGTGCTTGTAAGGCTTTTTGTCTTGTGTCATTTGTAAACCCTTTCTCGGTTTATTTGTTAATATATATACAGTACCAACTGTGATTGTTAGGGACAAATGTTATTATGTCTTTTGTGTTCGCGTAGGTTGGCAGGGGTGATAGGATTCGAACCTACTGGCTAGTGTCAACTAGCCTTGGTTTTGGAGACCAATGTGCCACGCCGTCTGCACCGCACCCCCTCGTTACCTAACCTAAAACAAACTCATGGTCTTCAAGGTCATCAATATGTATTACCACCATTTTACTGAAATACCCCTTTTTTTCAGGGCTTATGGCAGTTGCGGCTCCAGGACCTTGCCCATCTGCATTTAATGCGCCTTGCACTGTATCAGGTGGTAGTAAATAAAACTGCATATGTACATCCATACCGTACATGTCTGCGCTATTAGGGTCAGTACTTGGTATATGGTAGCTAAGTTTCAACTCACTTTCAAGTTTGGTACTTTTGTCACGCAACAAACTTAAATCGTTAAGGATTTCATGGTGGTTGGCATTAGCAGAATTACCCTCGCTGTTGTACTGTTTAATAGGTAAGACAGTTTGCCCATGCTTTTCCATAAAATCACTTATGGCACTATCAATAGTTTTAAAAGCAACCTCGTATACCCTGCGCTCGTAACCACACGCATGAGTAGTATAATGGCTGAAGAAAACAAAATCACTAAGATGTTTGTGTAACTGTGTCATTTGTAAACCCTTTCTCGGTTTGTTGTGTACTGTTTATATAGTAGCCCCCAAAGTTGTCAGGGGCTACCATTATTATGT